AAAATTACTATAAAAACTATAAAAAGGCGCATGTGAAAAAAGTAAAATAAATTCAATTGTAAAAAATGCAGCTACTGTCGGGCGTTTAAGCACGGGAAGTAAAGGCTCTAACTGCTTTTGTGAGGTAGGTGCACCATCCGGTTCTCGAATTGTGAAAGACCAGATAAATGCCAATGAAGCAATAATTAATAATAAAATCGGAAGCATCGAAATAGGTACTATTTCTAGAAGTGCTCCAATAACGAAAACACCCACAATGAATCCAACAGATCCCCACTTACGGATTTTGCCGTAAAGTTTAGCTTTTTGATCACCCAACCAAAATAAAGTAACCCCTTCAAATTGAGCTAAAATAGCATTTTGAAAGAAGCTAAAAATAAGCATGAGCAAAGCAATGGATTGAAACGTATTTGGAACTATAAAAATAGCCAACCATATACATGATTCCATCCAAGTCGCCAACCGTACTAATAGCATTCGCTTACCAGATTTGTCAGCAATCCATCCCCATACTAAAGGTGCAAAAAAACGCGTTACAATGGCAATTGATGATAAAACACCAATTTCTTGATAATTAAACCCTTGATCTTGAAGATATAAATTCCAGTAAGGCATAAATGTGCCAACAATGGAATAATAAAAGAAGTAGAATCCTGACAGTCTAGCTGTGATTGTTAATGGTTGCATTCGGTTGCTTTATCTTGCATTTTCAAATAGTTAATCATAATTAAAGTTGCATCCGCTTGTACCACAATGCTGTATTTTGCAATTCAACAGTCTACAAATCAGTCTACAAATTTATTTTTCAATTAATTTAAAAAAATTTGTAGACTGCATGCTTTTTAAGCAAAACACACCCAACTTTCAAACATGAGTAATTCTATCATTTTGAATAGGATAGAAATGAAATATTATCAGTCCATGGTTGAGTTGGGCTTCTTAATAGGAAAAATGAGTAAAGTGAGATTATGAAAGATTGGGTTTATTTTTATATCGAGCACACAATTAAGTATGGAGAGCCCTTCTTTAAAGAGTCAGGTTGGTCATTGGGTTTAAAGAATAATTTTATAGTTTTAAGTGGGATGTACTCTTGATGAATATAAGTTTAACAAACGCCATTTCAGTTGCATTATTTTCTGCTTTAATTAGCTTTGTAGTCCAATTTTTTTTTAAATGGAACGATCGTAGATATCAGGCAAAAACTTTTGAATTGTCAATTACTGCTGAAGTAGAAGCTATTTTAAATATTATGGAGAAGAGAAAATATAGAAAAGGTTTAGAGGAAGGAATATTCTTTTTTGAATTAAGTGAAAAATTATTTAAAAATGAAATTTATACATTGGAAGTTCAAATACAAGAAAATTATTGCCCTATCTATTTCAATAACTTAGATAAGATTTCTTTAATTAGCCGGAAAAAAGTGAAAGATGTTGTCAGGTTTTACTCACTTTTAATGAGTTTAGCTCAAGATGTAAAACCAGATGGTCTATTAAATACAGGACCGTCAAGAGAGGCTTATGATGAATGTCTAAGTATTTTTGATGAGGCTATTATGATAGGTAAACGAATCATAAATTAAGTTACTCTTAAAATGTATGTCATAGTATTGATATGCGGAATATGGAGATTCTTATGTGTGCAAACTATGAGCCTATAAGTAAAGACCGGGTGCATTTGCTAGATCTCTTCGAACCGACGTTCGACTATAAAGCCAATGTTTATCCAGGTTACGACTGCCCTCTTATTTTCTCCAGAGATGGCCACATTGAATGGCGCCAAGTTAAGTTTGGCATGATTCCACCTTGGAACCATGATCTTAAGTTTTCCAAGTTCACATATAACGCTAGAACTGAGACAGTTGATAAAAAGCCGAGCTTCCGACATGCATGGGCTAAAAGTCAGTTTGCTTTAATACCTGTAGAAAAGATCTATGAACCAAGATATGTGAATGGCAAAGCTGAACGCTGGGGAATATACCGAGAAGATGGACTACCTTTTACGGTAGCCGCTATTTACGACTCTACTGTGATTGATGGGAAACAAGTTAGATCTATGTCAATGTTGACTATCAATGCAGATAATCACTCTTTCATGAGCCAGTTCCATAAACCAGAAGATGAGAAACGGTCGATTATTGTTATTCCTGATGAATACAGAGAAGATTGGTTGAACTGTAAAAATGAAGATGCTGATCAGTTTTTCTTTGAGATGCCCCTAGGTGAATTTACTGCTGACTATTTTCCTAAACCTAGAAAATCTACAAATTAATAATCTAAAAGGCCAATGTAGCCTTTTAAATTTAAAAAATTTAATTATTGAAAAATAATGTTAGTTTTCTTTAATTGTATAACCTGCTCGACCTTTATCATACTTTGTACCGCAAGGGTCGCCATATTGATTCTGACAGGTCGGTGATTGATGTACTTTTGTTCCCATGCAGAATGCATATTCATCAAAGCCATAATCGAACTTGCCTTTCTTATCCGCACAAATTTCTGCACGTTTTGGCGGAACTACATTTGTAAGTTCAAATTTAAATTTCTTACTTTTATCAATAATTGTATTTTGAGAATATTCGAACGAATTATATAGTTCATCCATTTCGTTTTTTTTGATATTAAGTTCTGCTTTACTAAGTTTAGTCCATCCATAACCATATATAATTATTGGTAACTGCTCTTGCACACAATCCTGCACTAGAGAGACATCCTTTTGAGAATAGTTCAATTCATTTTCTTCTTTTATATAATTAAAAGTTTTATATTCAGTTTTAGTATCTATCCAACCGGAACCTAGCTTGCGAAAGCCATATTCAGTGGCGCAATGTTTTACAAGATTTATGCTTAATACATATTTAGATTTCGCACTTTCTTCTGCTATTGAAATCCAACTGAATGTTAGGGATAAGGCCACTAAGAGAATGTTAGCCGCAATTTTCATAAAGTTTTCCGCACCAGTTATTAAAAGATGTATATATCTATTTTGAATGGAATCTTGTAGTTACTTAGTATTAACTCTTTCACGTAAAAGTGGCAATTAGTTGATAGATATACAGAATTTTCTGTACATAGGATATTTATAATGAATATTGCAAGCAAGACAAAAGGTGACAAATAAAGCTGTAGAATTTCCGACCAAATGCACTTTTTAGAGCGACAAGTTGTGACTTGTCCTTATTTATCCACAATTTTTTAAATTTGAATTTACACTCATCCCTAGAATATCATCTTGAATATGTTACAAATTCAAACTAGGGGATATTCTATGAGCGAAATTGCACCATCCATCATCCAGATAAAACCGTACCTCACACAAGGTATTGTTTTATCTGAGGCCTTATCTATTAAGCAAGTTGTTCCAACAACACACATGCTTGTGCCTTATGCTTTAGAGAAGATCAACGCTGGCTTTCCATCCCCTGCCCAAGATTACATAGACAAAGCTCTCGATATGAATGAGCACTTAATTAAAAATGAAACTGCAACTTTCATTGTCAAAGTTGCATCATTATCTATGTTGAATGCAGGGATCGATATTGATGACGAATTAATTGTTGATCGTAGTCTTGACGCTAAACATGGTGATATCGTGGTTGCACTTATTGATAATGATTTTACTGTTAAGCGGTTAATGATAGATAAAACGGGCCAATGGCTTAAAGCAGAAAATCCACACTATAAAAATATTTACTTACTAGAGGACCAAGAACTACTTATATGGGGCGTTGTCACTCATATCATTAAAATGACAAGGAAAAGATCATGAAACATGAGAACAAAGTCTTTTTCTTAATTGACGTCAACAATATGTATGTCTCATGCGAGAGAGTCTTTAATCCAAGTTTGAATAATAAAAGTACTATAGTCCTCTCAAATAACGACGGCTGTGCAGTAGCCAGATCAAATGAAGCTAAAGCTCTCGGAATAAAGATGGGAGTACCTTTATTTCAAATTAAAGATATTGTTCAGCAGCATAATGTAATTGTTCTATCAAGCAACTATGCACTATATGCTGAAATGTCACGACGATTCCATAAAATTCTAGGTTCGTACGTTACTAACTCAGAAGTTGAAAACTATTCAATTGATGAGTGTTTTATAGATTTCTCTGCTTATGAAAAGAATTTTGATTTAGAAAAAGTCGGCCGAGAAATGCGGGAAAAAATATTGAAGTGGTTGGGTTTACCAGTCTGTGTGGGAATTGGCAGAACTAAAACAGAATCAAAAATTGCTAATTACATAGCTAAAAAGAACTCTGGCTTTAACAATGTTTGCGATTTAGTAAATATGGATCCATGCAATAAAGAATATTACTTCGAAAATATTGAAGTTTCAGAAGTTTGGGGTGTTGGTCGTAAGTACTCCAAGAAGTTGCAAAGCATGGGAATTAATACAGTGCTCGATCTAGGTTGTGCAGAACCTCGAGAGATGCAAAAAAAGTTTTCAATCGTTATGGCTCGCACAATCTACGAGCTGCAAGGCATCTCATGCATTGAGATTGAGCATACTCCTCCATCAAAAAAGCAAATAGTTGCAAGCCGGTCTTTCGGTGGTCGCGTAACTGAACTAACGAATCTAAAAGAAGCTATCTCTATGTATGCTCAGGATGCCTGTAAGCGATTGAGGGATGAAGGTCTTTTATGCGGTTGCATGATTGCTTTTGTTCAATCAAATCCATTTGATCCGAATGTGCCATTTTACAATAAATCTATTACAGGCTCTTTTTCAGAACCAACTGATTGCGCAGTTGATTTTGTTAGAGCTGCAACAAGGATGTTGTACGATATCTATAAAGAAGGGATTAAATATAAGAAATGTGGTGTTGTGCTGACAGGCTTAGAGCCTAAGTCTGGCCATACTTATGATCTGTTAACCGACTTTGGGCACATAGAGAAAAGGGAATGTTTGATGAAAGCAATGGATGGTATCCACAGTAAGTTTGGCAAGAAAAAAATTAGTGTTGGCCCATGTTATGTGCCGGGTCGAAACTGGTCTATGAGTAGAGATAAATTAAGTAGAAATCCTTTTCAATGGGATGAATTATTAACAATAAAAAGCTAATATTCAAACTCATAAATTATAAAAGGAATAATAATGAATCATTTCATTAATGCATTAGAAACATCAATTCAAACAGAAAACTGGTATTCAGTATTGTTTATTTCACTATCTTTACCAGATATTTGTGGAAAGATTGATAACCCTAGCGCCACCTCAAAACAAAGAACTATTGAATGGTTTGATAAATACCTTAAACCTTTTTATACACGCAAAATTGGACCATCTCAAATAGAGTATACATTCCTAAGTGGTTCAGATTTTTATGCCTTAAGATGCGCTTACCTTCATGAAGGTAGCGATGATATAACAGGGCAACGAGCACAGGAAACCTTAGAAAGATTTAACTTTATTCAGCCTAATTCAGGTTCTTGCATACATATGAATCAATCAGTTAAGACACTGCAACTTCAAGTTAGTGTATTTGGAAAAGAGATTTTGACAGCTCTAAAACAATGGACGGAAGATAATAAGAAAGATAAAATTAAACAAGAAAAAATCAGCAAACTTTTAAATATTAAAATTGTAGATTTATCTAAAGGTTTTTCTTTTTAAAAAATTAAAGTCCTATGTAAAGGGCTTTAACACAACTTTTAACATTCATATTGCTTTTGATCGTAGAACTGTGCAGCTAAAAAGTAATAGACAAAACAAACTAAGAGAAAGATTGTTATCCATATATATTAGAGCGAAGGTAGTCTATAAGTAGAAATTCTTTAAAATGGGAAAGTCGCTTAAAGTATATTTTACTTGAATTGAGTGAAATATAGTTTTATTGACATTTAATCGTAAGATAAAATTAACAAAAATATAGGGGAAGTTATGAAAATCGCTGTTCATTGTAGTAAGTGTCTATTTGATAGTGATCAATTTCCTGAACACCACATTAAAGTTGTTAATGATAGTGGTAGATATGAATTTCAATGTGATAAAGGTCATACCACGATAACCATATTACAAATGGTAAAGTTTGAGTTACTCTTTGAAATTGGTGCCCACGCGATTACAGATGATTATTATCGCGAAGCTGTCTCATCTTTTGCATCATCGTTAGAACGGTTTTATGAGTTTTTCATAAAGGTTATTTGCCATTCAAAAAACATTGAATTTACAACTATCGATGATTCATGGAATGCCATGTCTAAACAATCTGAAAGGCAACTAGGTGCATACATTGCAATTTATCTAATTGAATTTGGCTGCTCTGCTCCACTCATTTCTAATAAAATGATTGCGTTTAGAAATGAAGTTGTTCATAAAGGAAAAATACCCACCAAAGAACAAGCTATCAACTATGGTCAGGCTGTTTTAGATTTAATTAGGCCTCTGTTAAAAATATTAAAAGAAAAGTATCATGACAGTGTTTTGTTAAATGCTTTTCATGAAAAACAAGAGACTATAGAACCAAATGATCAGAAGGTTAGGTCAATATTACATACTCCATCAATTGTAAGCATAGTTCAACACGACGAAGAATATGAAAATAGAACATTAGAAGAGGCTATTTCACAATTACGTAAGATATATAGATAAAAGTGATCATTAATTTATGAATACTTAATTCTATTTTTACTAATATTGCTAGCAAAAAATATTAATATATATTTTTATTGTGATAATTGTGCATCCTAAAAGTAAGATGCACAGCAATACAATAATCTGCATTATGAAATTCTATTAGATATCCAGCCATAGAAAAACTGTTCTTGACTCGGGTTGCGCTCACAGATTTCAATGTAACGCTGACCTTGCATGATATTAAGAACTCGGACTAATACCTTCTCTCCTTCTTTCCCACGTTTGGCCAGGTAAGTTGTTAGTGCATTTAATGTAGCTGGCCCATAAATTCCATCTACAGTGAGATCTGACCAACCGGCTTTACCTTGGTTGTTAAGCAAGTTCAAAGCACGCTGTAGAAGTGTTTTTGCGAATCCGGTTCCACAATTAACCCCTGTATCTAAAAGTTCTTCAGCAACTGCAGAAGAAACTGAGTTCACCTGATCAAATCGTGGCGTTGTCCAATACTGTTTTTTATAAATGGCTTGGGCCACATCAAGCGGTAAATCTCGCATGTTGCCTTTAAATCCATTAGCACGTGCTACCGCTTCAGTAATACCGTATTTAGTAACCCCTCCTCGATCCGCTGGATTATTTACATACCCACCTTCGCGTTTAATCAATTCATTAAGATATTGTTCGATGTTCATTTCACTTTCCTTTAGACGTAAAAAAACCACCCGAAGGTGGCTGTTGAGAAAAATTAGTTAATTCAATTTGCTTTTTACAAAGCTACCCCACAAATATCCTTAGCTCCAGTAGGATAAGTAAACTGCATTTTTGACTTATCGGTTACCAATTGAAGACCAACCGTTTTCCCAGTCAGAGCAGAGTTAGCGAATTTGTCTTGATTGATTACACCTGTATAGCTTATATACTTTAATTTATTTTCCATAGTGAGATTTGTATAACCATAATTCATTCCATTAATAATATATCCAAATTGTTTAGTATTCTGATTAACATAAATACCAACTCTTACTTTTCCATCAGCAGGTACATCTACTGGATTATTTGTTCTAGCTAAGCTAAAAGGTTCTAACATACCTTTACCATCAGATTTATAACTTAACCCTACTAAATTAATAGAGTGCCCCTGCATTACCCCAGAATAATTATTACCTTTACTAAAGACCACATTTAAAGTGAATTCTGCTCTATTTTGAGAAGATCCTGTGAGAAAAAAACCATAATCGTACATCTGGGAACTGGAACCAAGATTAATATTTATGTTATTCACATCAAAAATAAATTCCTGAACAAAGATATCTGATGTAGCAATAGTCTTATCAATTAAAGGAACATTATCTGGAGTATCAAAAACATACTGTGTTTTAAATTGAGCATATTTTTTGGAAGCTAGGTATAATTCAACATATTTATTTGAATAGTATTTTATGAGGTCATAACCAGATTGATTAGTGCTATTAATATTAGCAACTTGCTCAATATAGCGATTATTGACAGAGCCTCCTCCTTTCGCAGCTTCATAAGCTTTTAAGTCCTGTAAAGTTGCATCAAAGCTATATGTACATTCTGCAAAAGCACTATTTACACTACAGAAACCCACTATTGTTGCTAAAATTATCTTTTTCACGGCGTTATCCTGTTTTTATTTTGAACATTTAGTATAAACAAGTCTCTAAATCATTTGATTAATTCCGACAGATGACAGAAATATAATAGAGCTATTTAATAATACCGCCCTAAGGCGGTTAACTATTTTGAATATCATCTTTGGCTTTTTTAACTTCTTTGATTACTTCAACAATTGTTTTACCTTCTTGTTTGGCAATGAAGTTAAAAATCCACCGGACTAAAGCCCAGCCGGGAATACCGCATATGAAGAAGAAGCCCCCTAAAGCAATCATTCCCCATACATCAGTAACCCATTCATGAAGTCCCCACTTCACAATAATGAATGAGCCGCCCGCCAGACTTGATACAACTGTACAAATCAAGCCCACTGCCCACTCTTGAGGTGAGCGTGGCATACGAGTCATTAATACAACTGCTGCAACTAACGCGACTGCTAAAGTCACCATAATTGCTGCCCCATAAAATTTTAATAATGCTGTTAAACCGCTAGTTGAAACTGGTTCCATTTATTTCTCCAGAAATAAAAAACCGCCTGAAAGCGGTAGTTGTTCGTTGTCCAATCCATCATTGGAGCGACCATAAAAAAAAGCACCCGAAATGGGTGCTCTAACTTCTTTCAAAGCATTAAAGGGTTTGTAAGATTTTCCCTCCATTCATCAATTTTGTTGTGACTGGTGCTACTCCGACAATTGCAGTACCACCCGCTCCCGGTTGACCTTCAGTGGTTCCGTGGTAATCCCAGTTCCATGTTCCATCATTGGTAGACTTGGTACCGCGCTGACCCCATCCACCACCATCACCCGACGATGGAGATCCATAACGATCATTCTGAGTCCGATAACCCTTACCAGGTATCTCAGCTTCAGCATCAGTAACTTTTACGACCATGAAATAGCCACCTTCAAGATACCAGCGCCAATCCTGAGTATCATTGTAAATGGGCTGCCCTGTCATAACCCGACCAAATGGTGCTCCAGCTCCACCTGGAATACCTTGCACCCCATATCTAAGTTCAGTGTATATACCACTAGGAGTAGCGCCACCACCTGAACCTCCTCGAGCCAAGGTACCTCCGTCAATAATCAGGTTCAATTTGCTGTGTCGGTTCATTAAACCCGGTGCTCCTTGAAACCCATCACGGCGTGTTCTGGTAAAGTTATAATTTGGATCACTGGTCCATGCACCAAATGCCACATGTGGCAAACCACCATCACCACCACGCCCAACCACTGAACCCTTGATCGTAAGATTTACGACAAGACCAGCTGGAAATTCTCCCGTATCGATTGCTGGTAATTCAGGAGCAGCAGGAACAATAAACTCTTTAGTTTCAGAGTTATTAGTATGCTTATAAACCATTCTCGTTTCCGCTCTAAGTGAACTAGAACTTGAAACCAAAGCACCGGCTTCAACAATAAAGCTAATTTCTCCAGTCGTTGGCAAGTCACCTCTTTGCATTTGATATAACCGCGCAAGATTAATATCTAGCTGGTCATAACGAATATAGATCGGTGAATCATCAACTGGCACATCAATAAAGTCCTTATCATTAAGGTAATACCGCACATCGTAATTCACTGCAGTAATGGTATTTGAGAACTTATCAACCGGATCCTTCTTTGCAACCAAGTAAGGTAATGAGTCCTTTGTATCATCATTAACTACCGTATAAATGGTATTAACAAAATCATCAGAACTGAGCTTAAGAGCTCCATTTGGTAAGCGTCCTAAAACCACCTTGTTCTTAGCAGATCCAGCGGTAATAGGAATTAGATCAACACTCCCATCTCCCATTTGCAGATAAATCACATAACTCTTGCCAGCTATGAAATCGACATCATGACTCAAGGTAAGAATCAATCCTTCTTGCTGAATTACATCACCGCTTTGATGAATGCCATTGCGATAATCCGCTACGGCAATACGGTCACGTAAAACCAGCAATTCAGACTCAGGTGCTGCATCAAAGGTGATGGATTTTCGCTGAAAGCGAAGTTTGTTCCAAAGCCGGTAAGCATTAAAATGAGCTTGCCACTTGTTACGCACACCTACCGATTTCACTTCTTTGGGGTTCTTCGCTCCTTTATCAGGCAAGTAGATATTGATGCGACTATCATCGGTCGGATCCGTATATTCATAGATGAGCCCATCATAATCATCTATTACACCGAAAGTCAGATCATGCTTATAACTATCCGGGATGATATTCCTGAAGTTAAATAGCAACACCGAGTTATCAGTTGGTCGTTCGAAGTAGATTTTGAGCTTATTGTTTTGCCGATATGCTGTACAAAAGACCGCATCACAAAGGTTGGTAACCAGCTCCTCAAACGAAAGATTACTATCATCAATGGTGGTACAGAATTCTGCAGCTAAAGGTGTACCGAAATAGTCCACTACGTCATTATAAGTACGGTAGATGTTTTCAATATCAATCTCATCAATCGTACGGCGGCCAATCTTGTCATCAAGAGCCATTGAGACTAGTGCATCGGCAAAACTTGAGGTTGGAAACAATTCCGTCGTCATTGAGCCATTTTTATAAGTCGGTAACATCCGCTGAAGCTCAAAATTAATCTTTCGGGATTTAACCGACAATGCGCCTGTCGTTGCATAAGTGCGAGCACGGAAAACAGTTTCATGTTCATACATTGTGCTTTGCAATGGATATGCACCGTATAGCGCTTGCCACTTCACATCATCGACAACAGTTGTGACTGCAGGAGTTGGAGTTAAACGGCGTGCACGTACACTACAGCGCCCCTGAAAGGTGGTCATATCGAGTGTCGCGCCAACCGTTTGCCGTGACTTCGCTGAACCTTTTAGAATGATCTGTTTCAGCATTGGATTGCCAATAGCTGCGCCAGACTCATTTACAGGCGTGACTTCAACTTCAATTGTCACGTTTACCGCTGCCTGATTACCTCCAGATGAAACGGTATAAAGTCCATTTGTGGCCACAAAATTACAAAGCACCCGACTACGTTCAATATTGTCTAAGATGAATGGGCCAATCCATTTTTCTCCAATAGATGCAAGCTTAGGAGATGCGGCAGCTGTTTGCTGATTTGAAAGTTCTTTTAACTTTAACCAATTTGAATTAACGGCAGCAGGATTTGATAAAGTCATGCGGTCATCAGCAACGGATAAGACACTGTAAGTACCGTTTAAATCATAGCTTTGACCGTTATATGTGAATACAGCATTAGTGATTTCAACGCGATCATTGCTGACAAATTTAGTCGTTAAATCTGTATTGTTTGCTGCAGCTCGAAGGATCTCATTTGGATATGCAAAAAGAAGGTAAGTTGTTCCTTCTAAAGTTTGTGTGTCAGCTGGCCGTAAGACTTGACCATTAACAGAAGTTTGATGCTGTACTGTTAAAGGCGGTGTGGTAATTTCAGTACCAATCGAAAAGTAAGGTTCTCCTGAAACGATATCTACACCTGGTCGAAAGACCTCTACCGAAGCCCCAGCAATATCAACGATATTGGTTTCACCATCGTAAGCGCCTTTTATGTGATATTGACCACGGCCAATGCAGCCGACCATATGCTCAACTTCAATATTGTTTTCATAAACCTTGTAAGGCACGGCTATTGAATCAGGCGTATCCCAAGCAGCACCATAAATATCTGCAATGCGACCATTCACCCGGATCTTATTTTCACGATTTGAAAGTTCGTTATTTGCCGATGAAGATTGATTAATATTCTGAGTCGTCTGAGCCACCGATGGCGTAGGCATTAAAAATGCGATCGCAATACTAATTACAATCGAAACGATAGCAGCGACCCATTTGGGGTTCTCAATAACGATAAAAGTACCTGGTAAAAAATCTAACTGTTTTAACTCATATGCATTTTTAGGAGTCACTTCATTGGCAAAAGAGATTTCTGCATGGTCCATATTGCTAGCTGTATGAAAAATACGGATGTGTTCAGGCATGTACTCATATTTTGAAGTAAGCCACTGCCCTATGGTGTGTGCATGTTCAATTGTCTTTTCTTCAGACAATGCATCTTGCTTATAAATAACTTTAATCATAATAACTAACTCGACTAAACCCCATACCCATTACGACCTCTTCAGGTAAATAAGTGACTCCACTTTCCATGAGATGCAGAATCTTTTGTCCACGAAAAAGCCCCACATGCGGGGGCTTGTTTCTTTGTCTAGGGTGAAAGGCGACTATGCAGCCCTCCTTAGGCATGGGCAGCGGATTTAAAAGCTTTAAACGTGATGTAAGGAAGGTAATTTTTCCTTTTGGTTGCATAAAGAGTTCAAGTGCCTCAGCTCGATCTACTCCATATAGATCCATTGCAGCTTCATGGACAAAATGGACACAGTTGTAATGCTCTTCGTCGTATTGCTTATCAAGCAAATGGTCGTGACTTTTCATACTGCCCCCTTCAGCCCACTAAAGCGATCAAGTGAGAAGATATCTCCAGTTTTATTTGTATTTAGCCTCGGTGATTCTGCTTTAAATGTCACCGCTTTATGATTCATTGCAACACTGGCAAGCTGGAGGCCAAGTAAATAAAAAATTGGTGAAGACAAATTGTCTGAACTATAGAGACGGTAATTCACTGTGGGTTTTACATCTGGAAATTGCCCTTCAATTACCCGCTCGAACTCATCCGGCATCACATCACCAAGACCAGAAATAGAGACCGTTAAAGTCTGGTCCAGATCCCCCAGCATTCCGGATCTTTGAATAGCAACTGGCAGGAACTCGTAATAGACCTGACCAGTTCCTGCCTTATGCTGTACATAGACACCACGGTCATCATTACGGACAATTCGATAAGTGTTTAGAAAAGATGGGTGTGAAAGCTCAATACACTCCAGTTGATAGATATCAACTTTACGATTGAGAAAGAATTTGGCGTATTCATTATCCATTAGACCTCCCAATCTTTAATCAATGCTGCATCAGCCGTAAGGTTAGGTTGGTTCTGAATAACCTCTACTTGAGCGGTTACCCGGTAAAGATTTCCATTCACTTCATTGGTCTTGAACGAGTTGGGAATGAAGTTGCACTGGTATTGCTGACGTGTTCCCTGGTCAATGACCAGATCCGCATAAAATGAGGCTGGCTTATTCTGGTAGAGTCGCCAGAAAGCCATCATTTTATTGAAATCGGTTTTACTTAAATTCCAGTTCACATCGACAATGTGGCTATTACGTTTTACATCGATGTAGTAGCGTCCACGCCCTCCATCCATTTGCTGGCGTTTAACATCATCACCCGGTGTTACGCCATAGCCATTTGTTTGAGGATTTAGCTTTAACTTGTACATAACTTTCCTTCAGGCAATAAAAAACCGCCCGAAGGCGGTACCAAAAGATAAATACTAATTATTAATCATCATCTTTATCTTTTCGAATAGCTTTAATTAATTCCGGTGATTTCCATGCAAGAATGCATATAACCACCGAGAGTAAACAGAATAATAACATTCCTATAGGTAAACTTGATGCCATATTGATCAATCCTGTAATTGCTATGATATAATCGGTCACAAGTAATTTCTCCTCTTAACTTTCACCGGTTGAGTTGAATTGAAAACCTCAGTGCGCCAACACTGGGGTTTTTGCTTTTATGGAAGTTTAAATATTTCCAATGGGTATTACATCCTGCGGTTTTTCCGGATACAGGCATAAAAAAACCACCCGCAGGTGGTACTTTCATATTATTGGCTGTCAATAGGTTTTAGAAGTACTTGGGTGTTTGAGCTGTCAACAGCTCTTCTTCCTTATACCGTTATCTTTAAATTTTCCTCTCCTTATACATGTAGCTTCAAATTAACGATTACGTCTTGCGGTCGTATTCTCAGTCATTGAGCGGCTAATTAGAGAGTTTGGATTTTTAATATCCTCGCTTACCAATCGTGGTACCGCTTTTGGAAGTTGCTTATTCAGCTCTTCCTTGACGATAATCCGGACAGTTTTCTCATCCAGTTGTTCTGCTTCAACAGTTGCACCGCTAACCTGATTCACTACTTCAATCTTGAAATTGATCGTCGGAGATGATGGCTCAATTGAAGGCATAAACTCAGCTTGAGGGCGTGAAGACTGACCTGAGGTAAAGTCCTGCACATCTTCAAGATTTGATCGATCCTGAACTAAACCATTTGATGAGAAGTAAACCTTTCCGTCATGGAATAGATCTGAGTTTGCCGAAGTAGTTGGATTGGCTGCACTAGTATTTCCCTTATAGATAATCTGATCATCTTGATAAGACTGATTAAAGATGTTCGAGATATTTCTACTTTGGTTAAATGCCCGTGAACTTTGATTTGCCCGATTCATGATATTTTCAAAACTGGTATTGTATTGAGCATGGTTCGAAATAAATGAATCTGGACTTGTGGCCCGTCTCATTTGTTCAACTTTCTCAACTCCTCCCCATTTTTTAATATCATCCTGAGACCAGACAATCTCTCCTTTATGCACAGCTCCAGCTACATCATACTTCTTACCTTTCCCTGTATAACCACCATCAGCAAAGCCTTTGGAAGGATCCTGAAGAATAGAACTTGAATTACCACGTTCTCTGAAGATCGAAACTTCCTTCAGCAATTCTTTCTGAGCATTCTGAACTGTGCTGTTTGAAACAGAACTATTTAGAATTTTCGAGTTAGAAAAACTAGATACATTCGATTTATTAGCAATATAGGATTTACTACTTTGAATCGAATTATTAAGTGCTCTGCTAAAGCTTGAGTTATTCCCAGCATACTGGTTAGTAATGCTTTGAATATCACCCGATCTTAACGGCGCTTCTTTGCTTTGCTTGCGAGCATTAACGATAATCTGATTCTCTCGAGTAGGTTGATTAAAGATATTCGAGATATTTTGATTGTCATTAAAAGCTTTAGAGCTTAGGAATGAACGATTAAAGACATTTTCTGCTGAAGTGTTGTTAGTGGCATGGTTATTAATAAATGCTTCAGGGCCTGAGCTCTTACGCATATTCTCAACCAAACCAACACCACCCCAGCGTTTAATATCTTCTTGCGACCAGACCACCTCGCCTTTATGGACAATACCAGCAGGTTCATATTTGCCACCAAATCCAGTAAAACCGCCACCAGAAAAACCCTGATCTTTGATAGCCCGGATATTCGCAATAATGCTGGCACCCTGAGCAACCGCCCCAGCAATTAAAGGTAAGTTATACGGAAAACCAACTTTTGCAGCTGCTGCAATATTTTGCTGAATGGCAATACCGGCAGCAGCAATTGCATAAGCTTTATCCGCAGCAAACATGAGCTTGTAGGCTTTAGATTGCTCACCAAACATAGAACCAAACATCGATGTGACAGAACCCATCATTTGCCCACCAAGAGCAATTTGAGTGTTCAATCGATCCTGTTGATATTTGTCTTCAATATCCTTAGTGTTCTGTGCAAATTCATTGTAAATTTGACTTCTTTGCTCTTGAGCAGCTTGAATAATTGCGGTTTTCTGATTTTCAAAGTCTTGCTGCTGAATTAATCCAGCTTCCATCTGTGCATTCAGACCATCTAAACCGCTTTGCTCATTTAAATCAGCTGCAGCAAACTGACTATCAGCTAGGTCATTTGCAGCACCCAGGCGACTAAACCGTTCCTGATCCTGTCTGTAGAACTCACTGGTACCATTCATATCAGCCTGAATACCACCCCAGTTTTGAACAGCATTATTAACTTTGTCGCGTGTCTCTTTGTCCTGTGTAGCTTTAGATAACGCAATAAGTTTTTGACGCTCTTCTATGGAAAGTTTTGTATTCTTAAGAATCTCCTCTCTTTCAAGTCTATATCGTTCCTGCATTGCTTGAGTTTCGGAAAGCAAAGATAATCGAGCTTGAAATGATCGTTGCTCTTGAGCCAATTTCATAAGCGCGTTTTCTTGCTGATATTGCTGTTCCAGCAACTCCACAGCTTGCTTTTGTTCCGATTTACTTAATTCAATATCATGAGCCGCGTTAAACTTTTTGCGATCAAAATTTTCTTTAAGTAATTCAGCCTCGGTTTTCTGGAACTCCTTATAGTCCTCTAGTTTGCTTCTAGTAGCTTGTTTGGCAATCGCAATATCATTATCAGCACGGCGTTGTAATTCAGCCTTGATTTCAGCAGTACGTTCTGGCGTAAAGCCTGCTTTATCTACATCCTCTAGTCTAACCGTTAAGTTATTCTGGATCCGCTGCACTTCACTAGCCACTTCATTCTCAAGTGAACGCTGAGCATCTAACTGACGATCAAGTTGTGATTGGATATCACCTGATGCCTTATCACTCCCTTTACTTGCTCCGCTCTTAACCTTGCTTTGCATACTTGGTGACTGATGAAGAAGTTTAAGTGTTACACCATCTTCAAAGATCACTTCACTGACATAACCACCACCCTTGCTGTCATACCGCGTCTTAATGTCTTTAACAGCAACATTGGTAGTGATCGGTGTACCTTCAGGCATTGAAAAATCAATACCCTTATGAAATGAAGAAGCCCCTTTAGTAGGGGCTTTTCGTGGACCGTAATTTGAACTGATCTTGTAGGATGACAATGGTTTGCCACCCGCCTGTAATCTAGCCAGATGTTCATTAGAGACTTTCTGGCCAGACATTGAACCACCATAACGAACATCAAGATGAGGGCCTGTACCAATACCAGATTTTCCTGACACACCAACTAGGCGTTTCGAAAGCTTTTGCTGTTTAGATAACTCATTCGTAGTTTCCTTTAATGCTTTATTCTTGGCATCAATTACTTGCTTGTTCTGTTCTTCAATAGATAGTACTTGCAAGCCTTTTTGAGCTATTTGGTAGGTATATTCAACCCCCTCCTTTCGAGCCCAATTTGCACTTTTAAGTAGCTCCTCTGCTTGTTTCTCTGTAAATCCCTTTGCTAATGCAAATTTCATAAAATATGCATCATATTCACGATCATAAAGAGAATCAGCATATTTCTTTTGTGCATTTTTAGCTGCTAATGCCGCTCTCTCATTTTCATTTAAGGACTTGGTATTTTTATCAACTCCGACAATGGCATTTTCAGCCTTATTGCCTGCAAGTGTTACTTCGACACCAAATAAGCTATATGTTTGTTTAGTCTTGGCAGCAGTTTCAGCTGCTTCATCATAGGCATTTACTTGTTTAAGCAATGCATCCCGTAAATCGGACGGAATCTTTTCGCTCTTTAATTGCTCAATCGCTTCAGTATAAGAAATGGTACCAAGTCGTGCTTTATTTGAAATTTCAGCAACTTTAGCATTGCCCACTGCATAGTTCTGGATATTGATTAATGCTGACCCGACCGCTAATTCATGCCGTTCTAAAGCCTTGTTTTGATCTTCAATTGTCGCTGCTAAATCACCTAATTTTTCCTTACGTTGTTCATCATTAAGGGCTTTAATCTCTTCCTTAGTTAACTTTGCAGCTTCGGCTTGCTCTTTTAGCTTTGCAGTGGCTTCAGCAGATTTATTTGAGAAATACATATAAGTAGCAGCCAAAGCAGTCACGCCTAATGTGATTGCCCCAATTGGACCACCA